TGTGGCATGTATGACTCGATCATGTCAGCCATGCGGCGGTTGCTGCTTGTGTGTTTGCATTCGAGCAAATACGTTTGGCCTTGTTCATCATAAACAAGTGCATCAACCGTACCCTTGAATGGTACGCCGCGCAGCGTTTGCTCAAACTCAGATTGCTGCGCCATGACGGTATGCCCTGTGTCACGGCAGAACCAATCTATGTTGAACTGTTCTGTCTGCGTGCCAAGGTTGACCTTGAAGATGTGGCTTAGATCATCGGGCTGCTTGCGACCTGTCTTGACCAGCCATAGGTCATGCCAGTCGCCGCGCATGATCGAGTACAAATCTGACCCGCCAATAAATCCCTGCCTATTCATTGCATGTCACCATACGGAAGGATTCCTATGTCCTTCATATATCCATGGTCTTTAAGCTCTATGATAAGCTCATCAACATAGCCACATATGCCGTTGGCTGTATGGTCGTTGTCAAAATCAAGATCAGATTCAATTGAAGAATCATTTTGCAATCTATGAAGCAAGTTTAATGCAATGAACTTGACTTGATTTTGTGTGTACACACGAACTGATTTATCTTTAGACATAATACCTCCTGTATTTATACTGCATTATTGCACAACTACCTACCATTAACAATGCATTTATGCAGCTTATCGCACAATAATTTACGCGTTCTGTAGATAGGTGACATATGTTTGTAGAACTCTGCAAAGCTAGGCCAGAACGTGGCAGTCTTGGTCACTTCTTTGAATGCATAGATAACAATGTCGGCTGGATATTCCGACAACTCAGCTGCCAATGCTTTGGTCTTGGTTGTCATCATCTTTGCCGTCAGTGTATTGGGCAGAACAATCAGCGTTGCAAGCATGGCAATCCGCTGCTCGATATTTGTGGTCGGCAGCGGAACCATGCTTGTCAACACTTGGTTATAGGCTTGACGCAATGAGTCCGGGTCAGCGTCAGTGATCTTGAAGCCAACGGTATTGAAGTCATGGTCATGTATTTTTTCAACCGATGGAATCAAGGTACTCACTGAATCGATCACTCTGGTCGTAACCTCGATGGGGCTGGCTGCTTGCTCTAGCCTTGCTAGTGCCTTGTCTCGCTGACATGCCTTTAATCCTGCGACACCAACCACGATAGGCAAGGTTGAAATCTTTGAAGCTGTTGCCTTTGGATTGATGGTAGTCACGGAACTGATTTGTTTCATACTCATGGTCAATGGCCTCCTGCCCATTGGTCAGGCGTGCAGCATTGATGTCGTCAATAACTTTGGCAGATGGTTGCCAGTCATTTGGAACTTGCATCTTGCTTGCCCTCTTAGGTGTTATATAGGTTCTTGATAGGTTACTGCCCCACTCTGGGGCAGCGGATGCCCCACTCTGGGGCAACAGCAACCTGTATCTGGTGGATGTGAATGGCTGATGGATGCGCTCGATGAAGCCTAGCTCGATGAGCAATGCCAACTTGCGTGACACTGTGCCTGTTCCCATGCCGGTAACTTTGGATAGTGTCTCGATGCTTGGCCAGCATATAGCTTCGTCATTGGCATAGTCTGCCAGCGTGACAAGCATCCACTTAGCAAGCGCATCTTTAATCTCGGCCTTCATTGCCGCTGCCATTATAACAAACATTATGATTTAGTTTCTTTGGTGCGGAAGAAGCCGTCATGCTTCGGATGCAGGTGCATGAAGTAGCGTGCGTAATAAGCACGATGATTATTGCTGAGTTTAAACTCACGCTCACATTTGGTTTCGATGTCAGTGTGCCAACGGATACGCTCGAACACTGAGTTAATCGAATAGTTATTGTAACCACGATTGATTACATCAAATGTAAACTGCTCGACCAAATCGTAAACATGCGGGTTGTTCTTATGAAACTCCCACCATTTATATTTAAGACTGTCAGACATAGATCCTCCTTTCCACTGCATAAATGCAGTAGATCATATAGTGTTGACACGATCAAGTGATTTAATGCATGATGGTTTTGTAGCCACTCTGACGGCTACGAAACCATGACAACTCCCTGTCGTAAGAAGATCGGCTGGCTATTACCTCCTAGCTAGCCAGCCGATTATCTTCGTTGCGATAGGGTTGCTGATTTCAATACAGATAAAGTTCGGGCCACTCTTTTGCTTCAACAAATAGATATCTGCCGGCTGTTCTTTATGTGTCTTGGTTAGAAAGCTGAATCCACGACCGGCTGATTGGTACTTGGATTCAGCTATTAGAACTCCGGCTTTGGTTTCGATGCGGATGTCTCCACCAAACTCGCCACCCAATTGTCCTGAGAGAGGCTGCCTTTTCGCTTTGGCCCCGCGTTCTTCAAGCCAGTTGACCCACCACTTCTCATGGTAGTTGCCTTTATTGCGTTGAGATGTTGCCATCGTTGCTCCTCATGGCACGACAAACAGACGATAACTTTGTTGCCATATACAACGAACCATGTAGTGACATCACCACATGCTGCGCACTCACATGCGTTACCGATCTTGTCGTAAGTTGATTTCGATTTGCGCGCCAAGTGCATCCATCCAACAGATTAAAAGGAAGTTACTTGGCACACGCTTATATTGTTCCCACTTGTGAACAAGAGACGAGGCGCAGCCGATGCGATCAGCTAGTTCTTCTTGTGACCAGCCACGCTCATGACGTAGAGACACTAAGCCTGTGACTAACTGGTGCCAGTTGTCACTAATCGCTTTGGGTTTGCTGTAATGCGTGAATTCTGATCGCATCCAGTACCTTTTTTGCAGTAGCCAAACGCAAATCTCCACCGTTTAGAGTCCGGTAGTATGTGCTAGTAGGTACGCCAGCTAATCTAAATGCTTGTAATACCTGCATGTTTGCTAAAACTGCTGCTGCTTTTAGCTGTTCCATATAACTCAACATGCGACTAACATACTGCATTAATGCATGCTTGCGCAAGTAGCTGCGTAATGCAATACTGCATTAAGCTCTGATGACGGTTGATGTTTCATGCTGTATTAATACAGTAGGAGGTATCGATGAAATGGAAGACTACGAAGCTAAAGCAATCCGTGTATGGATGAGATCGATTATGCAGACACGCGAATGGTCAGCTAATAAGTGGGCAACCATGGCGGGTACAAGCCCGACCAACATAACAAGATTCCTGAACGGTGGTAAGTTTGTGCCATCGTCCAAGACAATAGGGAAGTTAAGTTACATTGCGGGTTCAGCACCTTCACTATCACAAAACGCAACGTTGGATGCGGCCTCAAGAACGATCGTGCTGAAGGATCATCTTGAAAAAGATGTAGGGCAGGTGACAGTGTATAATTTAACTGGTGATATAGTCGCGTATAGATTTGATAGACAATCAAGAACGCATGGCGTTGACATTGGTGACATCATTGTTATTCGCAAGCAAAAGAAATTTGACACAGGTAATACTGTTCTATTCATCGCTGATGAAGGCTTGGAATTAGGCAAGAAGCTTGAAGGTCAGAACGCTGTGTTCCAGATAATAAAGAACCGCACAGTCAGGCTTGCTGATGTGCGGGTCATTGGTAGGGTGGTTCAGATTGTTAAGAACCTAGACGATTAACTTAAACGCCAGACACGATAGCCTTCTTTAAGTTTGCGCATCGTGTAATCTATCTTGCGATAACGCATGTGATCTCGAAAGCGTAACGCTTCTATTTCTGTTTCAAACAGCACGCTATCACCGGCTTCCATTTGCTCAACGACATGAGATAAGCGGGGCGGTATAGGTATGTGCTTTTCAATAAACATTACACGCCCCGCAAGATTGTAGCCCATGCTTCATGTATCTTGTCGCTGTCATTATCTTTGTGACGAGCGTACTGCGATACGATTGGGCCAATGGTTGCGCAAGCCTGCGCCCAAGTCATCTTGTCAGGATGGCTTGGTGCAGTGCGACTATCAAACTCAAAGACATTTACGCCGTCACCGGCGTGTGTCTGAGTGAAGATATCATCAAATCGCTGTGGCATATTTGATCTCCTTGTCTAGCATTGTCTGCTCTTGATCGATGGCATCCTCGATGCTATCAGCATGGACTTCCTCCCATGCTGATACAGCGCGTGCTTCAAAGCGATCACGATTGAAGTTGGGATTGGTTGGGCGCAGCTTGTCAGCTAGGTCACAAGCCTGCGTTGGATGGGTCATGAGTGGGCCGAACACATCAGCAATAAACTCGAAGTGTTGACGCGTGAAACGTGGTGCTTTGTTAGCCATATGTAACCTCCTATTACTGGCAGTGATCGCAATCCTCTGGAACAACATCGACCATGCCGAAGCCGCCAAAGGTTGCTGGTGAATCCCAACTGCGCACATATACAAAGCCTCTGTCTTTGCATTTGTTGCAGTTATAATCCTGCATTAACGCAGGTTGGATGTCGTGTTTATTAAGGCTTTCCATTGAGTGTATAACCTTTCACATTTAATAATACTGCATTAGTGCATTACTGCAAACAAATTATATAGCCTTTTGTGTGATCGATGGTGCTTCGTGATGCTTCCACACAAATGGCCGATAGTCTTCGAGGTAGCCATCAGGTGATGGCATGCCGAAAGACTTAGAGAATTGCAGCATCATCTGCAGTTGGAAACGATTACCGATCATTCGGATGTCATCGATTATGGTAGCCAATTTGGTGCTGACATTTGTGCTGTCACCATCAGGTGTGCCGCCAAGGATGAGGCCACGCCCAGCCAGTGGCATGGGGTAGTTGGCGTGCATCCAGAAGTATTGATCGTCAACATACAATCCTTCGTCATCGATGTAGACATGATCGTCAACGTAATCGTAATCATCTGTGTGATACAGACGGACGACATCAAACGCGCGGCCAGTGCCGATGTGTGACATGATTGTTTTATAATCACCGTTATAATTTGTAGCAGTGATCAGTTGGGTGGATGGATCTACGATATAGGCTTTCATTTCTTGCTCCTTACATAGCTATCGATGGCATCAATCGTTAATAGAATGAAGCCGGTGAACCCCACGATGAGTGAGAGAATTGTCAAAAATAAAATAAGATTCGCCAATGATGTCTCCATGAAAATGGTCGCGGAACGACATGATTTGGAGGGGAGTTGGCACCCCAACAAGCATAAGAAAAGGGGCAGTCAGACAGGAGGGAGATGGCCTGTTCTGACTGCCCCTTCTGGGGAGAGTGGTTAGCCAGCCCCGAAGGGCTGGCCGCAGCCGTTAGGCTGCGTACTTGGCACGCAATGCAGCCTTTCTGTCTGCAGATAATTCCTGCTTTGGTGCAGCTTTCCTGTCTTGGTATGTGTCACCGGTGCAATCCTTGAATGCACCTTTGTTGGCATCGATGAACTGCTGAAGCATCTCGATCTCAACTTCTAGGTTGGTGATGCGTTCATCGCAACGGTCTAGTGCGATATCGTCATAGTGCATTGAGCCACGGACTGCACCGTACTTGGCACAGATAACGAGTGCGCTGTCAGCAGTCAGTTGATCTGCACTTGAGAGTTGAACTGCATCATCGTGTAAAACTAGCAGATCTTTTTCCTTCTGAGTGATGAGCCAGCTAGCTTGCTCTACACTCTTACGGATGAGATTTTGTGTGAGATAGATAGAACCTTTGTGGTTAGCCATCTGTGGGAAGACCGAGTTGTAAGCTGCGGTGAACTGATTGGTTTTCTTGCTCATGAGAACCTCCTGTTGAGCTAGAGGGGATAAGCCCCCTCGGTAAGAATGGTCAGGGGATGTTGCTGCATTGCAGGGGTCAACGTCTTCTCGGGACGAGCGAAGCGAGGAATTGAGCGGAAGATCGATTGAAAGGCGCAAAGCATAAAGCGCAGCGAAGCTGCACAGCTATGCGCCTGTCCACTGCAATGCAGTGACATACACGGATCATCCGAGGGGGTGTTCACCTATAGAGCAATAGGCTGGGGCGAGTGACAAGACTGCCAAGCAGCGAGGCGGGGCTTGCAACTTGGGCTTGCCGCAGATGCTAGACGCAAACTGTGAGTGCTTTGTGAGAGCTTTGTGCGTTGACGCGTGTGTGCCAAGTGATCGATAAAGGGGGGGACACAGGGGGGGTTACTGAGAGGTTAAGATGAGTGAGAAACAGCTAGCAATAACCGACAAACAAGCTCGGCTAGTGGATACCCTTGTAGCAACTGGGTGTAGTATCAAAGACGCCGCGCATGAAGCCGGTTATGCAAGCGGTGATAGCGGGAGAGTGACAGCCAGCAAGACTTTGCGGTTGCCGCATGTGCAAGCCTACATGATGCAGAGGGTTGCGGAAACGCTTGGCCTGAACGCTACGACCGCCGCGGCGCGCTTGGTGCGCCTCGCTCAAGGGGCTAAGAGTGAGTATGTGCAGCTGGAAGCGAGCAAGGATATCCTTGACCGCGCTGGCTTCAAAGCCCCTGAGCGACACATGCACCTTCACGCGGGCGACATCTCTGTGCAAATCGATCTGAGTTGAGGGGGGGGTCAAAAAACGGTGTGTGCCGCCTCGACCCCGCCCTTCACTGAGGAAATTTGCCAAAAGGCTTTGTAGCACTTGTGCAGCGTTGTAGCCGCGATGTACAATCCTTTTATGCGT